CTGCCGACGTAAAAGTTCAGGTCGCCGATTAGCCTTGTTGTCATCTTTTCGCCAAAAAGTTGGATAAGCTGCTTGTGTTCGTCCGGGGTCAAGAAAACATAGTCCATATACTTGACTTTGCCGGCATCGGCCTTTGGCTTCCTTGTACGCTTCTTGTGGTACTCGGCGATATGCTTGCCTAATAATTCATCAATGTATGCTTTTGTTTCTTCTGTCATAAAACTCCTTTCTTACTGTCAAAAGTCAACTATTTTCTTTTTTTAGGTGTTCTTTATTGTAAAATCTTTCCCAAATCTTGTCTCATAACTATATCCTGCGTACGGATTCGCAGGCTTTAATTCACATTGCCAGCATAGATACTTGCCGTTCTTTTCAACTATGCCCTCTCGGTCGGGATGATTGGTGCAGGGGAACTTTACTTTTTCTCGTAGTCTGGACATTTCAGCATCTTCTGGCCTGCACACGGGCAGGTCTTTTGATTCACACAGGATTCACACAATGATTTAGCCATTATTCTCTCCTGTTGTAACCGTTGCAAGGTAGCGGTTCATAGATTGTAGGCCATTAAGTTGCGCTTCAAGACGTTCTAATTTAGAGTAATGAGCTTTCATAGTTTCCTCGGCAATAATCCTATTGTAAAGTTGTTCTGATACTTCGCCATCAGCTAACTTCGGAATTAAAGTTGCAGGTTTTCCGGCATCCATTAACTTAATTGTAGCTATTGCCCTTGCCTTATCGTAATCCCGCATAGCTTCGGCCTTCTTGAGGATAAGGGCATCAGACCTCTGGCCTTCTTTAGACAACTCTATTATTGCCTTGTAAATTTGTTCTGCTATTACTACTGGTTCGAGTTTTAAGGTTTTCATAAAAATCCTTTAACGCTAAACCTATACTTTCTCTGCCCTTGTTTATTGGAAAGGGACGGCATCGTCTCCCACTGGCGGTTCGTCATCATCGCCCGGTTCCCTGGTAACAAGCGCAGGTTTCTTACCAGTCAAGAACCATTCTGAAAGAGGAATAGCCAATTCCAATACATCGTTAATATTTATCGTTTGGCCTGCCAGTAATTCAGCCACACACTTACCCGCACATTGACGGCAGATACTTGCATTTGTATCGTACTGGGATGTTTGTGCTGGTTTGGGTGCGTTTGGGGCTTGACGGGGCTGTGGAGCGGCCTGCTGGGGCTGTTGTGCCGATGTCTGGTTATTCCAAAAGCCTGAATAAAATAATCCTCTTTGTGTTCGGTACGAACTCAGCGAAAACGTCTGGGTCGTATTGAACAGATTCGGCGGCAGTTCTGCATTGCCGGCGTACAAAGTAACTTTCTGCTGCTCACCTAAACTATCAATAAGTGTAACCTTTTGGATTTTCTTGCCTGTCTTATTGAATTCTACCGGCAATATCTGACCTACAGTACAGGGCAGTGTGAATTTGACATCATATCCACTTTGGTCTTTTTGGCCTTCTAATTGTCTGACTTGTGCGAATGACATTGTTTCTCCTTTTCTTTCTTAGTTTGCTGCCTGATTTTTGACAGTCTTTTGTTTATATAGTTCTTAAACTGTTCTTTATCGTGGTCTGACAGACCTTGAATTTGTTCTTCGTTAATCATCTTTAGCTCTTCTCTTCTAAAATTACACTACATTTTGTGCGGATGTTCTCTTTTTGCTTCTTGTTCTGTTTTGAGACATAAAGTCAAAAAAGAGCAATAGGAACATTGCCAATATGTTATTTCGCCTGTCCTTTTATCAACTTTCGGCGTACAGCGTGGTTCGGCTTTTGGTAATATGTCAGAATCCCACAAAAACCTTAACGTTGCAATTTCGGCATTTATTTCTCTTTTCCAATAATCATCTACGGGCTGAACGTATTCTTGTATGCAAAGGTCGTCTTTGCTAACAAAGACAAGCCGTCCAAATTGTTTATTGAGTTCGGTTGCATAGTACATTACCTGTAACCAGTTATGGTATTTATCTTTCTTAATGTCCTGCGACTTTGTCATCCACCAGAAAGACTTTGAATGTACGCTCTTGCAATCGGCAACTTCATTCTCGGAAACTATATCAGCATAGCCGAGAATGTCGTCCGTTTCAACTTTGACCTGGAATTGATAACCGTTATCTTTCGGTAGCAATCCAACTACGAAATCTTCAAATAGCTGACCAGCTTTGAATATCCGCAAAGTTCTTTCGTCTATTGGTTCAGACTTCGGTTCATTCTTGCGATTCCAAAACTGTTGCCGGTAACACATACCGAAACTTGACGGATTCCATTTGCCCGAACGCTCCCGTTCTTTTGGGATAAGGCTATCATCTATGAGTTGCTGGTAAGTTTTCACTTTTTCCCCCTTTCTATAGACATACGCTCAAACTCCAAAGTACCTCGTGCCTTACCAATATGATTAGCGTCCTCACTGCTGTCTTTGTATTCGACCTTCTTTAATTCCTCAATGGCTTCAAGGATAGCTTTGTTGCGGTCTTTAATATGCCTATGTTCCGCCCAAAGGACTTCAAGGCAAGCTGAGCATATCTTATAGTCGCTGTCCTTTTTTGTTTCCAAACAATTTCCACAGACCATATTGCCACAAATATTACAATGAGATAACAGAAAGTCGCAGTCATTACAAAACGCATCTCCACAGACATTGCATAAATAATCTATTGTATTGCTACCGCAATTTATGCAGTTTGCAACATCAGTTAATTTGTTCTCGTCCATTTCCATAATTCGCCTCATAAAAAATATCTTGCAACATACTTGCCTGATTTCGTCCGGTACGACTCGGATTTAACATTTACGCCTCGCTTCTTAATATCATATATTCGGCCTGATAATCGCAGGCAGCTAAAGCGTCTCAATGCTTCGAGCGGCGTTAATCTCTGACCTGATTTCAGATAACATAATATTTCACTATTCTGACTCATTTCATTCTCCTAAAAAAAGGCAGCAGCAAAAAATAGTTACGAGTTATTAGCATTTACTTTCTCCGGTTCTACGCCGGTCTGATGTTAGTCTTTAGGTACTGCCGCCCTTGACAAATCTTGCCTGAACCCTTTTGCCTTCGGCAACAGCAAAAGCAACAGAGTCGATACGTATGTCTATCCATGTTTCCTTAAATTGGTCACTAACGCATCCGAAGCCTCGAAAGTCGGGCAAGCGGACTAAAGCATCTATGACGCAATATATTCCACCTATCTGCTTGGCTCTTAATTCGTTATTTATAATAATAACATCCTCATACATATATTCCGGCTGCGGCTGATAGTCAGACTTGATGCGGTAAGTTTGTTCATTCGGGAAATGATTTGTAGTTGCACTGCTGCTAAGTATTTCTAACCATTTATTTTCAACGCTATAAAATAAACAATTTTGTTTTCTAACTTCTTTGAAGCACTCCTGCTCTTCTTTTGTGCATAAGCCAAAAGGTCTTTCGTTGTGTTTCAATTTTTCTATTAGTTCTGCATTCATTTTTCTATCCTCACTTTCAAATATTGCAACCTACAGATTCCAATAAATCGACATATCGAGCTATGCGTCCTTTTGTTATTAACGCAAAAGGTTTCATATCTTTGTCGTTTTCGTATGACGCAACCAAATTGCGCATTGCTTTCAATTCTTTTTCGATAAATGTCACTAAAATTTTGAGTTTTTGTGCGTCTGTCATTTAAGTTCCACCTTTACCTTTAAATATTGTCGTCCCCACTTTAACGCTTCTGAATGAGAACTGAAAAAGAGGTCGAGACGATTATCCTTAATTGCCCCGCCTCTATCTTCTACCCGTACCCGTCCATAGCCAGGTATTGTAATCCACGTGCCAAACGGTATATCTTTTGGTGCAGCTACAAATTTATCACCAGCCTTGATTATATGCCCCGATGCTGTTCGCCGGGGATACACTTTAGCCCATTTGCCACAGCATTTTTCGCACAGACAATAACCAGAGACGTTTGCCGTATATGTTTTTACCTCAGCCCCTTGCGTTAATGCTGCCATCAGCAGGATTATAATGATTCCGACACAGCACCAAAACATCACATTGCCTTCAAAGCCGGATTCACTTTGTCGTTTTTTGTAGTATGAGTTCATAATTTTACCTCAATATCCACAACTTGCCATAACTGCTTTATGAGCTTCGTCATACCTGTTTAAATTATTTCTCTTTTTCCATTCATTATAACAAGCATCGCATTGCCAGTGAAAATCACTTCGAGGATTATTGCTTGCATAGGCTGATAACCAGATTTTATCTTTCGTTTCTGAAAAAAGCAGGTCATCACTTAAAGCGGATAGTCTATCTAAATATTCTTGCTTTGGCATGCCATAATTATCTTTATCTGTTTTTCTCATAGTTCGCCTCAAAAATAAATGGCTCGACAGCAGGGGGAGGAAAAGTGTAGCGAACACCGTAATAAGGAAGTTAAGTGTGCTGCCGAGCCGAGGGTTAAAAGTGCAACCCGCCCGGCATTGGTAGAAATTTGGCAATTATAGACTGTCTGCCGAGCGGGTAAATGTTTGATTGTGTTATCTATAATTGCCATAATTATTTTTATCCTTTTCTGAAAGTCTAATTTACTATCGGTTCGCTGTCAACAAAAACTTTAATAATTTTCAAAATATTTCTATAACCAGATATAAAAATCCGATTGCTATCATACACGGTGCTATTAGTTCCATATTTTCACTTTCCTTCTGCCTTTGCGATTGCTTGCTCGATGAGTTGTAATGGTTTTTCTAATTCAGAAGCACTTTTGTCTTGATAATGAAAGCAACCATCTATCCAGGTGCCGTTTGCAACAATATTTACACAAATTAACTTGCAAGCCGCCAGCAGGTCAGGGGCAGCAACAATTAGATTAGCGTTGTCTTTAGCGTAATCTGGCTCGTTATCTCTTACCCACACTTCAGCCACATAAGAATCATCGGCGTTTTTGATAGTGTAACATTCGGGTGCTGATACATATTCTCCGCCCTTGCTATTCTTACCCTTTATTACCGCAGGGCAATAGTCAATAACCCATTTTCTTTCATTCATACTTTCACCTCATTATCTTTTAACCAGTTCCTTTTAAGCCGCCCTGCCGCCTCTACAGTGGCTTAACGGACGGCGGAGGGTATCAGACTACCTTCTTACTAAACTTTTTAGTGCATTTTAGGCAAAGTAATTGAGGAACATAGACATTCCCGCCCTGCCCTAAGACGTGGTAGATATTAAAATCATCTACCTTATTGGACGGTATCTCGTGTTTCGTCCCACATTCAACGCATTTTAATACCATACATATTTCTTTTTTCATTTTATTCTCCTTTTCAAAACAGGTTCAATCGGCCTTCTTTGCTAAACTATTTTACAAAATGCATCTCTGTAGCCGTTTTCAGTAAGTCTATCAAAACTATAACCTCTACGTTTGCATTTTGGGGCTAACAGAAACATTCTGCCGTTGTCATTGAGCAATAGTTTCTTACCGGCGGTTATGGCCTGTTGAATAATATCGACTGTCAATAACTGCCAGTTATCAGCTAACATCTTTTGACGGATTTCTAACCTATTGCGCTCGTGTTGACGGTCATTATTGAGATACCAAGCTGTACTTAAAACATCTTGCTCAATTTCAGATAAATATTCTTTGCCAACAATTAACGGCCAACATTTATGTTTCATACCATTATGAGCCAGATATTCCGGCGTTTGAAAAATATAATCAAGCTCTGAAAGATTGTTTTTTATCCAATCCCAGCCCGTACATACGTTGGTTTTCTTGTAGCCATTTTCAACGGCTAATCGACAAAATTCTTTAATTTCCATTTTTATCTCCTTTTCAAAACAGGCGGCCAGGCCGTCCCAGCCGCCAAGCTGAAAAAAATGACTTAGTTAATCTTCCAACAGACCTTCAAGACACAATCTCACAGATAAAGCATTGAATTTTGCTCCGTCTGGTGTTTTCTGGTCATAATAATTAGAAATAAAGCGTCTTGTTGCTCCGTTTAATATCCTGCGTTTATCGCCGCCTCTCGATGTTTTTCTTGCTTCTGCGATACATTCCAGAGCAAAAGTATATATCTGCGCATCGTTTAATATCCACAAACTAACATTCCATGCGTTCCAACTTCTGTGTCCATTGTAAGTTTTCATTTTTTCAGTCTCCTATTAAAGTTATTAGTTAAAGCCTACGGCCTCGGCTTGCACAAGGCAAGCTCCGGCGATGGGCTTTAATCTTGTTTGTCTAATGCGTCAACAATCCTCAAAAAGCCATCTGGCGTTATTTCGTCTAATTGTAATGCCGTTTCTAATGTTACAGCAACATCAACAGAATATTTATTAACGGCATCCTTCAGTGAACGACCGTTTGTTGTAACATATTCTGCTAAGTTCTCATATATTTGCTTGTAGTTCATTTTTCAGCCCTTTCAGTTAAAGTTCTAATTTCTAATAAGATAATATTTATGCCAATTCAATATTATCCCACAAACCTTATTATCTGCCCGCCGGATAATTTTTCTTACTATTGCAGTCTGATGTTTATTCCAACAATCCTTAAAAGTGTAATCCCAAAAGATACCTAATTCTTTTTTGAAATCATATCTGTCAACTTGTTTATACATATTTTCAGCTCCCTGTAAAATTCCCCCACCGATTGCCAGCGGACGCCAATCGGAACTGGCAGGGGCGGCGGAGGAGATGTTTTGTGTTGGTTTCATGTTCTGGCATCCTTTTGTGATTCTTATAGCTTCAAATCATCGGCAATAATTAACATTTGTTCAATTTCATCGCCGGTATAGTTTTTATCGTAACAAAACATTGTACTCTTGTTATTCCTTGCGGCTATTACTTTACCTTGTAACATCTGGACAAATAAGCATTGACTATTTATGGACGGCTTGCCGTTTGTCCACTTGCGAAAATATTCTCTTATGAATCGAATGTTAATCATGTTTTGGCATCCTTTACATTAAGTTATTAATTTGTTCAAAGCCATTATCACCGCCCAGAAGTTAAGCTGAGCGGGGGAAGGGCTTTAATTAAATATCTGCGTCCTCAAATTCGATTAAGTCAGCCCGGAACTGTTCGAGCAAAGTCGATTTTTCATAATACACTTTGCTTACTGCATTGTCAGAATGTCGATGAAGATAATATCCACATTCGTCCGGGGAATATACAAGGTCATAATATTTGCCGCATCTTTCAATTAATTCTATATCTTGATTTTTCATTTTGGCATCCTTAATAAGTGTTAAGTTTTAGCTGCCGATACAATCTGCTAACTGTACTGGCGCACCAGTGGAACTATCGTTGTGGATATAAGTATAAGTGAAATATTCTTTGCCTGTCCAACTTATATGCGGCTTGTAACACATCTTTGCGAAGTTCTCTGCTTTTTGTAAGCAAAAATCATATTTAGCATAATTCAATCGTTCATGCTCATGGCCTTCGACTATTACAAAGAATCTTGGCTTGCCTTTCCATAATGATTTACGTACACCATATTCGATTGTTCTGTTTGTTGTTTCCATTTTTGGCATCCCTTATTAAGTTGTGATTTATTGTTTACTTAACTATGTAAATTCTATCATATATATCGTACATTGCAAGAAAAATCTTAAGAAAATTATTTTATTTTATGTAAATTGTTATAAACTGCTAAATGACAAGCATTTACAAAGCCAATGTCACGATATATGGACAGATAATTCTTTTAAGAAAATTATATTGACTATGGTTTTGTGATTGATTATAATATTTGTATGAAAATAATATGCAGACGATGTAAAATCAAAAAAACACTGAAGCACTTTGGAATCAACGAAGACCAGCGAACTATTGCCTACAGGTGTAATGAGTGTAAAAACAAGCAATATTCGTATAAAAAGCCAAAAACTGAAATTTTACCAGAAAAATCTTAAAATTTTTATCACCAGAATTGCGCAGGATTGACGACCGGCGGGTGATTGGTATCAAAGTACAGGCCGGAAACGTGCAGGCTTAAAAACGATTTAAGACGCATTAAAAGAAAAAATGAAAAATGTTCTTGACAAAATAGAACTTTTAGTATTATAATGCTGTACAATGATTAATGGATTAATCGAAAATATGGATATTTACCCGACTATTGGAAACAAAGTCGATGATGAGATGATAGAAAATCACCTCAGAGAAATATCGAAAGAGTTAAAACCGTGTGCAGTTTCTGCCGAAAGACAGGGCTGCACACTTTATTTTAAAAAGCAACAGGTAAATAAGAGATGATTGCTCCAACTTCACGGTTTGTTGACAATGAAACCATACAAGCTGATAGACAGGTTTGTATGGGAGCGCAGTTTAATGAAATAGCGGATAAGCATAACACGGCTGCCTATGCGAAATATCCGTTTGTCTATGCGTATGAAACTTCTGAAGCGACGGCGACGACGGTATCGTCAATTAATCTCTAATGCAAACCTGTGATAATAGGTAGTTATTTTCTCTTAACTATGACTTTGTAGATAATTACAGTTAATGACTGTAAAAAACCGCTATTGCTTTTCGCTCTGGCTCTGCCGGTATCGCCGTAAAAGCTGTTAGTTACAAAGCTGATAGATTTATGAGTACAGACAAAACATATAAACACTGTCCAAGGTGTAAATGTCCTGTAAAACGGGATACAGAATATTGTGTTTGTGGTTATAAGTTCAGCAGTCCAGTTGATATGTTCAAGCATACAAAGCCAACAGATACAGACCTAAAGACTATATTCGGGATTAAATAATATGACTCCAGCAGAACAAGTATTATTAATGATGTTGTTACTGAATAAAATGCCTAAAGGCGAACAAAAAGCGGAAAGTAAAGCTAAAAATGCGGATTAATACATTAAGAGTAGCTAATAACAACAAAAACTACACAAAAGCCTACAAACTACAATATACAACTACTATAACCCGCAGCTTATATCTCTATAAGATAATCTAATAGACTAAAATGAGCAAAAATAGCGAAAATAAGGTGGAAATGAAGGAAAGTATAAGTAATGTTTAAGGATAAAGCAGCACAGCAGGCAGCAAACAGGGCAGCGCAGGCCAAGTTTAAGGCCAAACAGGGTATTACCAAGCAGCAGGGTATTACCCAAAAGGTATTACCTAAACAGGGTATTACCGATGCAAAAGTAATACCCGATAGTAATACCCAGGTAATACCCGCAACAGGCTCTACAACCAATCCTAACTTGCCGGCTAACTATGGCCTGGCCGATTGTCAGTGCCGGCACTGCTGTAATAACAGGCGAGCCGGCAGCAAGCATATCATTAACCATGCAGCCTACAAGCCAGCAGCAGAGCTATTGCCCAACGAGCTTAACCGTGTGAGCTTACCTGGTGATGTTGATTATGCCCTGTGATTTTATGTCAAAACCAAAAGCATGCTTATTCCTGGAGGCAGGGGGTGGGGAGGGGTTAGACAAGGCCGAAATGATACATATATGATGATTTTTCCATACTCCGAGTATGATTGAAGGGTGCAGATGAGTGAATTATCAGCTACAAGTAGGCGAAGGAAGTACTGTGTGGTCTGTAGCGGCAGTACTCACAGTAAGAACGGGTTGTGCAGGGATTGCTGGTATTTACTCAGAAGGTTAGAGGTTAAGGAGTTAGAGGAGTTCTGGAAGTATTCATTAGACAGGCAGAAGGAGATGATGGCTAAGTGGAAGCTGTCGAGGAAGCCTGGTGAGAAGAAGAAGAGAAGTGGCGGATTATCGAGCGACCCTGAAAAGCGTGCGAAGCAGTTAGCAAATTTATATCACCGCAGTACAAGTGCATTGGACAGTCATTTGCCGATGGCGGTACAGAAGATAGCCAATGAGATGACAATAATAGAGTTTGCCGAGGCACATTTGGGGGTTGATTTTAGCAGGAGGCCTGCCCAGGAGGTTGTTTTAAGATGTATGTACGGTATGCCTTTGAGCAGCGAGACTGATGAGAAGATAATCAAGGCATATTCTGGGATTAAGAGGTATGGTCATCTAAAGAGTCAGATGGATATTTACAGGGAGATTACCGGCAATCAGGTGGAGTTTGAGGCGGGTATTGAGAAGGTAGAGGGTATTTGGGTAGTAGGTGCGAGGGGCGGCAAGAGTTTTATGACTTCTATTATAGCTTTGTATGAGGCTACGAGAGTTAAGTGGAAGAAATATCTTTCGGATGGTGAGACCGGCTATGCTGCGATTACAGCTACACGTCAGAAGCAGGCTGAGGACATTATACAGAAGGCCTGTGTAAGGATGCTGGAGGGCAGTAAGTTGAAGTCTATGATAGTTGATGCCATATCGTGTACTTTGAGACTTTCCAATGGAATGACGATTTCGAGTTTTCCGTGTAATAGTACGGCGGCGAGGGGTCTGCCGATTTTCATGCTTATTTTTGACGAGATAGCTTTTTACCGTTTGGAAGGCCCGAAGGCTGATGAGCAAATCTTTTCGGCTTTAAGGCCGAGAATGGCGCAGTTTCCAGGCGCTAAGTGCATTTTGATTTCTACTCCTGCTTCTGAGCAGGGTTTGTTCTGGGACTATTTTAACGAGGGTAAGCGTGTTTCCGGCAGACTTACTATAGAGGCTGATACCCAGTTAATGAATCCTACGATAGAAAGTGCTTTCATAGAGAAGGAGTACAGGAGAGACGTTGATAATGCCAGGCGTGAGTTTGGTGCAAAGTTTGCCAAGCAGGTAAGTTCTTTCTTTCCAACTGATAAGGTCGAAAATTGTCTGGTTTTAGCTGGTGATTTGCCTTACGATGTCAAGTATCAGTACGCCGCCGGTATCGACCAGTCAGGTCTTTCCGGCAGGGACAGGTTCGCTTTCGCCATCGCTCACGGTGTACCAGGCATAGCAGGTGAAGTAAATCTCAGTTCCCGCAAGGTGGTTGACGTTTTGAGAAGCTGGGATACTACTGACGGCGATGAAATCCTTCACGATATAGGTTCTTTGACTGGTATGTACGGTATAAGGCACGTAATGATAGACAGGTACGCCTCCGGATGGGTAAGGGCTTCATTAGAGAAATTGGGTCTTGAAGTAGAGATAAGTCCTTCAATGACAGATATTTATACTAATATGAAGTCTCTGATGATAGCCGGTAAGCTGGAGTTACCAGACCATAGCGGCCTCAAGCAGGGTTTATTTCGGACTGCGGGTTATTTTTCGAAGGCCAACAATCTTACGATAGCTCACGAGAGGAGTTCTCAGGGACACGGGGACGAGGCTGACGCTGTAGGCAGGGCTATCTATGCAACTTCTCAGTTAATAGAGTTCAGTACGGACGATTCTCCCGATGCAGACGAGAAAGACAGAACGGAGAACGAATATACGACAAATATAGCTTTTGCAAGATAATTTTCTTGACAAACTATAAGTAAATGCTAATAGTAATATAAGTAATTACTTATAAAGGGATACAGAAATATGAGTTCATTATTTTCAACGCCGAAGATTTCAGCACCTCCTATAATGACTCCTTTGCCGAAAGAGATTTCGCAGAAGCAGGTACAGGCTGGTCAGGATGATATGCGCAAGCGTTTAATGTCTATGATGGGCAGGAGTCAGACGGTTCTTACCGGCCCGTTTGGTGCGATGAACAGGAAAACAGTTTTAGGTGCATAGGTAATGGAAACTATAACCTGCGATAAATGTCGTAATGAAATAGAAGTACCAGAGGAGGAACAATTTGGTGGAGATTTTGTCTGTCCTTTTTGCGGGTGTAAATATGATGTAAGTTTCGACACAAATTATGGAATGTCGATTGAATGTTTGGGTTTGCCTAAATAAAACTAAATAACATGGGGTTCTGTTCGATACCGGCCAGTAGAGAACGGACGCAAGAATAACTAAAGGCAGTTATAGTGCTATAACCACTACGACTGCCTTTTTTTATTGCCCTGAAAAGGATTATTATAATGGATTTAGTAAAAGAAATAATGGTTCGTCAGAGCGAGATGGAATTAATCAGGAGTTACTATGAACCTTTATGGTCTGATGAAACTACCCTGATGAATCAGCGAAGAGATGATATTTTACAGGTCGATACCAAAGGCCGCAAAAGAGGTACTGAATGTTGGTGCGGGATAGGGAACAGGGCTTTGAATATCTGGGTAGATGGTATTCAGGGTTTTCTTGCTTCCCAGACTTTAGTATGGGCGAGGGCGATGATTCCGATGTTTCGTGGTGTTGACGAGGTTAACGCCTATCTTCAGAACTACGATGCCGCTATGCTTGACGCTTTCCGGCGTTCTAATTTTTATTCTACATTCGGCGATATTCTTCGTGACGGCGGTTCGATAGGAACGGCAACCAATTTCATAGAGGAAGATTTAGTAAATAAAAGAAGCGTTCATACCGCTATCCATCCAGGCCAGATATTCATTTCGGAGAATCAGTTTGGTCAGGTCGATACAGTTCATAGAAAATTCAAACTTACGGCACGACAGGCGTTAAAGAAATTTGGAAAAGAAAAACTTTCACGAGGACTATTAGATGCCGCAGATAAACAGCCGAATCAGGAGTTTGATTTCCTGCACGCAGTATATCCGAACAATGAAAGAGTGATAGGGCATTTAGGTTCATCGAACAAAAAGTTTCGTTCTATTTATATTCAGGTCTCCAGCAATCCTAATCAGTATTCCGAATCCGCACAGGATGATGGTAACAGGACACGTTTAGTCAGAGATAGCGGTTACGATTTTATGCCTTATTGTGTCTGGCGGTTCAGGAAGAACAGTGACGAGATTTATGGTTATTCCCCTGCTGCCGATGCTATTATCGAAATGGAAGCATCAAATGCCCTCAATAAGACAAAGATACAGGCTGCACAGATGTCTGTAGAGCCGCCTTATAATGTCCCTGAGGAGATGAGAGGACACACCAGGATACTCCCGAAGGGAATGAACTATTACAAAGACCCCAGAAGGATAGTAACACCACTGGTAACAGGTATAAATTATCCTGTAGGTATTGAAGAAGCGGAGAGACTCCAGTTTCTTATAGAGGATAAGTTCAGGGTTAAGTTCTTCCTTCTCTTGGAAGGTGCTGAACGTGAAATGACTGCAACTGAAATTATCGAAAGACAGTCTGAGCAGGCTTCTTTAATGGGGCCGCAGGTCGATAGACTTATTAATGAAATGTTATCACCGATATACAATCTTGTCTCAGAGATAGAAAGTCGTGCCGGTAGATTGCCGGAACCGCCGCCTATTCTTGAGGACTTGGAAGAACTTGACGTTGAATTTATCGGGCCGTTGGCACAGGCGCAGAAGCGTCTTTTTGAGAGTCAGCCTATCGTCAATACGATGAACGCCATTGCGCCTTTAATTGCAATGAAGCCGGAAGTTCTGGACAAGTTCGACTTGGACGGCTCGGCAGAAGATGTTGCAGAGGCCTTCGCCTTCCCGCAGAAACGAATATTAAGTGATGCTGCGGTAGCACAGATACGTCAGCAACGTGCGTCAGCACAGCAGGCACAGCAGCAGCAGGCAATGATGTTAGAAGCGGCTAAGGTTGCACCAAAGTTAGGAAAGACTATCGAACCAAATTCAATGTTAGATATTATGGCAGGAGTATAAATATGCCCGTTCATAAAACAAAAGGTGGCTGGAAATGGGGGAAAAGCGGAAAAACGTATAAGAGTAAGGCAAAGGCACAAAAGCAGGCGAGGGCTATTTATGCTTCAGGGTACAAAGGCAAATGACACAGGACTTAACGAAAGATTTATACCGAAGCGTGTTCGGTACTCCAAATGGGATAAGGGTTCTTACGCATCTCTTAACGGAGATGTCCTTTTTTACGCCTTATCCAAACGAAAAAGAGCAGATTCTAAGCAATTACGCAAAGCGTATTTTGGAGAACTGCGGAATATACAGGGACAATTCAGACGATTTGGAAAGTCTGATAACGGCAATGTTTAATATACCATTTAAGGATTAATTAATGACTGAGGCAAACGACAACACCAATACTGGTGCGGATGGCAACCAAGGTACAGACTGGAAAGTTGGTATTCCTGAGGAATACCATAAATCTATGGAAAGGTTTGTAGTCGATGGAAGACTTGACACAGGAAAAATCGCAAAGAGCTATACTGAACTTGAAAAACTGGACTCGGGAAAAGTCAAAATACCGGACGAAAAAACTCCTGCGGAAAAAGCTACGGAATTCTGGACAAAGGTAGGAAAACCGGAAAAGCCCGATGACTATGAGGTTGTTATTCCTGAGGGCGTAACTACCGACAAGGAATTTGTTCAGAATATAAAGGCTGTAGCTCACGGTGCTAATCTTACGAAGTCGCAGATGAAAGCAGTTTCTGACGGCTACCTGAAATATCAGTTGTCCGCCGAGCAGAAGCAGGCCGAGCAGATAAAGAAACTAAATGATGAACGCTGGTCAAAAATGAAGCAGGAGCGTGGCGAAGATGGTCTTAAAGAGGATTTGGAGATTGCCAAGAGAATCTTTGATGAATTTGCTCCCGATGAGTTGAAAGCGTTAATGACGAAAGATGATATTGATAAAGACCCTATCCTTGTAAAGATGTACGCAAAGATAGGTAGATTAACTATGGATGATACTTTAGTCAGGGGAAGGGCTGGAAAGCCTCCTGAGAAAAAGTTAAATTTTGAGCCGGAATTTGAACAAAAATACGGCAATAAAGGACAATCTTAAAAAGACCTTTTGCAAGCCTGTATAGACGGGCGAATGTAGTCAAAGGGCAGCCGTAATGTAACGGACAACTGCTGAAAGACGTAAAATTTACAGTTGTTTTTTAAGGAAAGTTACATTATGGCAACAAATTATCCACGCACAACTTTAAGTTTGCTTGGACTTGCACGCCAGAGTGACCCGTCCGGTGGTATTCTCGATATTGCAGAGGTACTTGATGAAGTACAACCAGTACTTGTCGATGCCCCTATGGTAGCGAGTAATATGACGATGAGTCATCTTATAACGAGAAGGACATCACTTCCTGCTCCAACGTGGGGCAAGATTAACGGTGGTGTTACTCCGACTCGTGGCGACACACAGCAGATTGAAGAGGGAATCGGTTTCCTTGAGGCACGGTCAGAAATTGACGACCGCCTCCTGAAAATCGCCTCCGACCCTGCCAAAGTTCGAGCAAATGAAAACCGGCCTTTCATAGAAGGTATCGGTCAGGAATTTGGAAACACTTTCATTGCAGGAAATAGAACATCTTCTCCCGAAGAGTTTGATGGTCTTGAATACAGGTATGACGCTCTTGACAGTGGTACATATCAGACGGTATTCAATAACGGCGAGTCTGCCGGTTCTGCGAACACATCAATCTGGATGGTTCAATGGGGTGAGAATATGTGTCACCTTATCTATCCCAAGAACGTAGGACAGATTGGTATTGTTCAGGAGAACAGAGGACTTGAGTCTGTTTTTGAAAGTGGTTCTACAACAGCCAAGTATTACGCTTGGGTTACTACATTCAGCTTTTATGTCGGACTTGCTATTCACGATATTCGATGCGTAAAGCGCATTGCCAATATCAATAGTGACAGGACTGATGCAGAAAGTTTGAATGAAGATGTACTGATTGCAGCTATCAACGCAATGCCTTACAACGGCAGGGGTGCGGTTATGTATTGCAACAGTACTATTCAGACCCAACTTGATATTCTGGCTAAAGATAAGACCAATGTTTATTATACGCCCGACGGCCCGTTCGGTCGCCCCCAGATGACGTTCAGAGGTATTCCCGTTCATCGTCTGGATTCAATAACGAATACCGAAGATGTAATATCTTAGAAAGGGGGTATCCAATGAGTATTATAGACAAAATCTGTGAGTTCAGTGATGGTCAGGATTTGGCTGCTTTAAGTACAAGTTCTGTAATTTCTGACGATGTAGTTGACCTTGGTGATACCGACCTCTACATGGGCGTAGGTTGTCCAGTCTATCTGATAGTTAAGATAGGTACAGCCGCTTCGGGTGGAACAAGCCTTCAATTCAGGCTCTATGAGCATACTACTACCACTGTTAATTCCGGAACTTGTGTCTGGGATAGCGGTGCGATTGGCGTAGGAACTCTGGTAGCTGGCTATGAAATGGCTGTCGCTCTGCCTGCTCGACTTGGTGACAATGGTCAGTATATTGGTATGTACTATACCGCCGTTGGAGACGTTACTGCTTGCACAGTTGACGCATACCTGACATTAGCTCAGGATGGCTTCGGTGCATACGGCGCACAAGAAACTTCAAGTAATATAACTTAGAAAGGGGGTGATTTAGTATGGCAGACATGACAAATAATATAAATGCCAAGATTATCCAAGACCAGTGGTCTGGTTCTGGACACCCCGCAAGAGATAAATTGCTCAAGTTTCTTGTAGAAGCGCACTCAACTCTTAATACAACGACAAGCAACCTTGCCGTTGTAGCTGCTGCCACATCGGGTTCTTCCGATATGCAGGTAGTTACCAGCGACCTTGCCGTTCTTAACAGCGAAATAGCTTATGAGATGAGTAAGGGTATTGGTGGAAGTGCAAGCACAGTAAGGGCAACCGTAAGTGAAATTGCTTCACAAGTAAGTAATTTCAAATCTCTGGTTAGTGACTTCAAGTATAAAATACCTGGTATTAGTGCAAGTACAATATCAGCGGTAGCATCTGAAATTGGTCAGACAGTATCAAACTTCAATGTACTTGAATCGGAACTTATGGCTAAAATTCCTGGCATATCGGCAAGTTCTATTGCCGCAGTTGCCAGTGAAATAGGCCAGACGGTTTCTAATTTTAATGTACTTGAATCCGAGTTGATGGCAAAGACACCTGGCATATCAGCATCGAGTATAGCTGCCGTAGCTTCCGTAATAGGAAATGCGGTAAGCGACTTTGCGGTATTAAGAAGTGACTTGATGAGAATACCTGGCATAAGTGCTTCCACTTTGGCGGCTGTCGCTTCGGAAATCATACAGACAGTTTCAAACTTCAATACATTGGAATCTGAACTGTTTGCAAGGATGCCGAGTGGCTCTTCTTCTATAGCTTCGGCTATTTCAGAAATTGGACGAGCAGTAAGTGATTTGAAGGTTGTTTCGGACGCTCTTAATACTGTTGACACTTCTGCACCTTCTGATATTGCTTACCTGGTGGCGCAGTTAAAGACACGAATACCTGGTATAAGTGCCTCTACTGTTGCGGCTGTTACTTCAGAGATTGGACAGACAGTAAGCAATTTCAACGTACTTGAGTCAGAATTGATGGCTAAGGTTGTTGGAATCAGTGCTTCGTCCATCGCTGCTGTGGCTTCTGTAATCGGTTCGGTTTGCAGTGACTTCCGTGTGTGGAATAGTGAGATTCTGGCTAAAACGCCTGGTATCTCCGCTTCTACTCTGGCGGCAGTTGCTTCAGTAATCGGTTGCACAGTTAGCGACTTCAGGGCATTTGAAAGTGACTTGAAGGCTGCTATCGGTGGTATCAGTGCATCGACACTTGCTAAAGTAGCCAGTGAACTTGGAAAGGTTGTCAGTGATGTTGTCTATATCAAGACTGATATTACTGATAATGTCACTTCCAACTATACTACGGTACAGAGCGACCTTGACTATCTTGAAAGCGAGTTGCTATTCAGAATACCTGGTATAAGTGCATCTACGATGCTTGCTGTTGCTTCGGAAATAGGACAGACAATTTCCAACTTTAATGTTCTTGAAAGTGAATTACTTGCCAAGACAAAGGGAATTAGTGCTTCTACTATTGCTGCTGCAATGTCAGTTATAGGATGTGCTACAAGTGACTTTGCTGTTTTGAGGAGCGAGTTGCTTTGTAAAACACCTGGTATTTCAGCCTCTACTATGGGTGCTGTGGGTTCGGTTATTGGTAGTGCAGTTAGTGATTTCAGGGTACTTACCAGTGAATTGCTGGTAAGAATACCTGGAATATCTGCTTCTACGATAGCTGCTGTAGCATCTGAGATAGGTCAGACAGTCAGTAATTTCAATGTATTGGAATCCGAGTTAATGGCTAAATGCGGCGGAATTAGCGCATCGTCTATTGCCGCAGTAGCTTCAGAAATCGGGGCTTCAATAAGCAACTGTAAGTCGTTGAAGAGTGACCTTAATGTGGTATGGTCTAACTGGAAGGTTAAATACGCTTCGGATGCGTGGTCAAATGTTTCAGATATTAAAGTTTCAATATCTGATTTGATTACAATGTTATCCGAGGCATTAACTTAGTGAAAGGGGTTTAAGGGCGGTGTAAAAGCCGCCCTTGTCTTTATGAAGATAGTACATTTCAGCCAATTTGCTCCTAACCAGTGCGGTTTATATCATACCGCAAAGGAACTGGTTCTTGCCGAAAGGCTTGCAGGTTTGGATGCTCGCATGGTGGCTTATGGCGATAAATATGACGGAAAGAAGAAAGATGGAAATTTTGAGACTGAAGAACTTATCTGGGCTTACGGTGCAGATTTTCTTGTAAGACATTCGGCGATACCTACGCATCTTCAGTGTGCGGGAATACCAATAGTTATAGCTATGCACGGACGTCCTGAAAGTTCGGCAAGGCTTGAAGCCGCAGGAAGTAATCCGGTAGTAACGTCATTTTATAATAAGACATTCGATAAGCGTCATAAAGGTTATTTCTGTTTCTGGCCTGAGTATATAGATTACTGGAAAGTTATCATACCGCAGGATAAATTATTTCTCATTCCTTCGGCAGTTGACTTGAATGAATATTCTCCTGAAAATAAACCGTTTGATTTAGGCGAATATAAAGCAAAATACAACATTCTCATTTCTGATATATGGCGTGATGATGTTACGCCGTTTAACTGTCTGTTTGCGGCAGTTGATTATGCCCGAAAGAACAAAGATGTTAAGATACACATGTGCGGAATACCAAACGAGTATATAAAAACTATTGCTCCGTTTATAGTTAATCTGCGGAAAGAAGGCGTCTTGGGTTATGTTCACGGGCAGACGAGAGATATTAAAGGTCTATACACGGCCTGTGATGTTCTTGTTACTCCTCACGTCATAGCAACTCGCTCCATAAGAGAAGCAATGGCTTCGGGACTTAAAATAGTTGCCGGTTCTGGTTGTATGTACACACCTTTTACTGCTAATCCTATGGATATTAAATCATTCTCGGAAGCAATAAGAGCTTGCTATGAAAAACCAAATGGATTTCTTCCGAGAGAGATAGCCAAGAAGGAATTTTCTTTACTTAATATGGGACTTGCCGCTAAAAAAGCGTTTGAGAAATTACAGATAAGGCCGGTACAGACCCAAAGAAAAGTAATGATAGATATTGGTGGACACTTAGGCGAAACGGTACGGAGATTCTACAGGGAAGTTGATGATGCCGACCAGTACGAAATATATTCATTTGAACCTGAACCTGCCACCTTTATAGAACTCGACAGGAATGTTGGGCATATCAAGAACGTCAATCTTATAAATGCAATGGCAGGCCTAAAGGCTGGAATGGAAACATTCTACGTTGGTAAGGATAATCATAACGAAGGCGGAACATCTTTAATTGGTAAGACTACAGGTGGAATAGATTACAAGCAGTCTATCAAAGTCGAAAGTATAAACTTTGCAGACTGGATTAGAGATAATATCAATGATGGTGACTACGTAATTCTCAAAATGAATATCGAAGGCGGAGAGTACGACCTGATGGAAATGCTGATGAAAGAAAACCTCACCGGCAAATTCAACAAGATATTCATTCAATTGCATAGTCATAAGTTTGATATGGGCGAACAGAAAGAACGATTCCAGAAGATAGAAGCGGATTTCTATAACGTAACTAAAGGCAAAGTATTTATGAAGAACAAGGGATTTTACGAGTTTAATGTTAATACTAAGTGAAATGTTCAAGAACGAAAAAGGTCAGCATAACTGGCCTCAACTTACTATTTGCGAGGCCGTCAGACAGACATACGACCAGATAGTTTTGAATTGTCAGGATAAGCCCCAGATGTTAATTACCGTAATTCCTTTAATAGAAAAGATTTACGAGATGGGGATAACAATGACAAAGAAATTGACTGAATACAAGATGTCTTTACCTGATTGGGAAAAGAACGAATCGAAAGAAGAAGTTGCAAGAATCAGACAGTTAAGGATAGAACTTGAAAAAACTCTCAATAATATACGACCCAAAGTGTCCTAAATTGACACCGGAACATTATTCTCAATGTTACAGGGATATGTTTAACGCCCTGATAGAGAGGTTCGGTGACGTTCAGCATATAACACAAGACTGCAACTACAAGGAGATAGAAGGCAATATCATTATCTTTTATGATATTCATTCTTCTCATTTCATCAATATTGAGGGGATTGAAAAACACGGAGCTATAAAATACGAGTATTTCAACGACCCGTGGCAGCAGGAATTCACAGGGACATACCAAAACGGTCTTGAAGTACATAAACTAAGTCCACAGCAGAGAAGTGAACGAGCCAAAAGGCGTGGTGTCAGTTTTATAATATGCCCATACGAAAACCTGTATTACAGGTTCATATATCCTCATTTCGGGGATAAATTAGTATGGTTTCCGATAGCACCTTCTCTTGAAAGATTCAAACCTGTTTCCGGTTCTCCGATTACTCAAAGGATACCAAAGGTTTTATTGAGTGGTAATGCGTGGTTAGGTGAACTTGGTTTCAAGCCTTACGATTTCAGGCGATGGGCTTATAAACAACCTGAACCTGAAAAAATAGAAAAGGACATTCCTGTCGGTTTGGAATATCCGAAGTTCTTATCGACTTATGCCGGTTCTTTAGCTTTGTGCGATACCCATATCTGCCCGAAGTATTCTGAGATACCAATGGCCGGTTGTGTCTGTTTCGCACAGAAACTTTTCGATTATCACAAGATGGGATTCGAGGACGGCAAGAATTGTATCTATGTTACTAAAGGGGACTTCTCGAAGAAGATAAAAGACTTTGAGGCCAATATAGAAGACTATCAGGTGATTGCCGATAGCGGTAGGCAGATAATGGAAAGCAAGTGGACGGCAAGGCACTTTGCTGATGCTATCTATAATCATCAGGAGCAGAAACGTGGGGATTAACAGGTATATACTGGGCTATTTAGATAATCACTTTAAGGACAAGTATCAGGGTTTAAGGATGCTTGAACTTGGTGACCAGAAAATACATCCCGAAATTATAGTCGGAAGCAAGTGTGAGAGATTATGGGCGAAGGACTATTTTGAGGAAATGGGAATTCATCATTATAGTATAGACTGGAATGGCAGTCACGGTGCATATCCACTGGATTTGTCCAAGCCTATAACTGATAGATTCTGGTTCAATAGGTTTGATGTCGTTACCAATTTCGGAACTGTTGAGCACGTAGAAGGTCAATATGAATGTTGGAGGAATATTCATAATTTCACAAAAATAGATGGTTTAATGATACACGCTTTGCCCTTTATATGGCCTAATCATTGTAATTATTATTACGGCAAAAATTTTGTCGTCAATCTTGCTGCATATAATAAATACGAGGTTTTGGATTGTCGCATAATAAAGACTACCATATCTTATCCAAAAAATGAAAAGGTATTTATGTATATGTTGACAATAAAAAAGAAGATTAAAGATTTTATGACTGATAAAAACTTATTTGAAAGCTGGATAACAAATGGCAATAAGTAAAACAAAAATATGCAATCTTGCCTTGTACGCTTTGGGTGAAAAGACTATCGCTGATTTCGATACTCCCACTGACGACAATGGACGTATTCTATCGGCTATGTTCGACCAGACACTTGACGAAGTTTTGGTGGAGTACGATTGGAAGTGTGCAAAGGCAAGAGTGGAAATAGCACAGGATTCAGCTACGCCTGATTTCGGGTATGACTATCAGTATTCAGTTCCTGACGACTGTCTTAGAGTTATAAGTGCGTATTGTGGCGAAACTGAACTTGTCGATTGGGTTCGGGAAGGAAATAAAATCCTGACGAGTAATGTCGATGAGGACGATGAGTTGCAAATTGTTTATATTAAAAGACTTAATATTGATGAATTATCTCCGTCTATGATTAAAGTTCTTTACTTATCACTTGCTTCGGCAATAGCACAAAGACGGGCAAGGTCAGATAGAAAGACTATGGACTTGAAGATAGAACTTGAGAACGCAAAACTTCAGGCTTGGGGTATTGATGCCAAAGAAGATTACGCAGAAGAAAGTAACAACGACTGGCAAGATGCCGGTAGATGATAGAAAGGAAATTTTATGGCTGCAAAAGTAACAGATAGAAGAAGTAACAAAAGACCAATATTCAGGTGTAAGTTGGCACAGCAATCGTGGGCTGATGGCGAAACAGATGCCATTGACGTTGAGATACCTATTTGCGGGATACTCAATCAATATGCAACTAAGGTCAGTGATAATACCGGAAACAAAACGATGACTGTTTCCATTTACGATGAAGATGACCAGTTACTTTATACGGCTGCTGGAATAGCGGAAAACGCAACTACAGTAACCAAACTTACTGCTGATACCGAAGTTTGTATTCCTGCCGGTTCGTATTGCAAGATGACCCCGTCAGGTGACCCAGGTGTAAGTGGGTTGACAGTAGATGTAACCTTGATTGGTAAATAGTATGGATATAAGTATTTTAATTCCTGCTAATAACGAGGTCTATCTTCAAAAGACGATAGATGATATTATCTCGAAAGCCGAGAGCGACTTCGAGATTATCGCCGTTTGCGATGGTTATAAACCGGAATTAAAAGAACATCCGTGCCTTAAAGTAATTTACAATGAAACCGCTTTGGGTCAGAGACAGGCAGTTAATCAGGCTGCAAGATTAGCAGAAGGTAAATATATATTCAAGTCTGATGCTCACTGTATGTTTGACGAAGGTTTTGATGTTAAGTTGATGGAATATGGTGAATACGACTGGACAATAATACCGAGAATGTATGTCCTTGACGCAGAGAACTGGCGGCCTAAGTTACACAAAAGAACAGATTTTATGTTCTTCGCTTCTCCAAATGCAAAAGAACATCCTTTCCGTATTCACTATTACGATAAGACCTGTGCTAAAAATTTTCCAAATGAATACAAAGCATACAAAGAGGCCGAATGGACTAAAGGCGATATTTGCGACACTATGACCTGCATAGGTGCAGGTTGGCTGATGAATAGGAATAGGTTCTTGGAGTTGGGGGGAATGGACGAACAGCACGGACACTGGGGTCAGATGGGAGTTGAACTGGCCTGTAAGACTTGGTTGTCCGGTGGAAGAATGGTAGTAAATAAAAAGACGTGGTTTGCCCATCAGTGGCGAGACCATGCACCGTGGAAATTAACTCAACATCAGGTAGATAAAGCCAGAGAATACTCGATAGACTTATGGATGAATAATAAATGGCCTTTGCAGAAAAGACCTTTAAGCTGGTTGATAGAAAAGTTTTCGCCAGTACCTTCTTGGAATGGAGAATTTAAGAAGAAAACAAGTGACATTACACTTTTATACTATACTGCTAATAGAATACCGGATGGATTCAGAGATAAGGTGATAGACCAGTTAAAATGGTCTAAATTACCAATAGTAAGTGTTTCGCAGAAGCCTTTGAACTTGGGTGAGAATTATTGTATCGGGGACATCGGAGTATCATTGCAGAATATATATAAACAGGTCTATGAAGGACTCAAGCACGTAAAGACGGATTACGTTGCATTAGTTGAAGATGATTGTCTGTATGTCCCCGAACATTTTAATTTCAGACCCAAAACAATAACCTATAACCTTAATCGCTGGCTTTTGCATAACGATTCAGACCACGTATTTTCATATCGTAAAAGACCTGTATTGAGTCAGTGTATTGCAAAGACTAAGGTTTTAATGGATTGCCTTGCACCAAGAATGACAATGGAAGTTCCGGTAGAGTATTCCGGCGAGCCTGGATTATTTGAGAAGAAACTGGGACTGCCGGAAATCGAATATGAAACCTTCGAGACCAAAGAGCCTAATGTAGTTGTCTGTCATAACAAGAATACATCAGGCCGGAAATTACTGGGTAAGGACGCAGAGCCGAGAACAAATCTTGCGCCGTGGGGAAACGCAGAGGAATTACTGAATATATTATTTAAGGAAGAAGAAATGGCAAAATACGGCAGAGGAGCGAAACTTCATCAGCAACATTCTTATATCGGTTCGATAATTTTCAATATTGACGAATTGATGTCAACTATAATTGAGTATAGAGACAGGCGCAGGCCAATCGAAAGAGCGCAAAAGAGACTTGAGGTTATACCGCCTTTTATTGAGAAGATTGCCAAAGGTCAGATTTTTACAAATGAAGAATTGACCAAAGAACCCTACTATGACTATCTGAAATCAACAGGGTGCAGTCATACCAAAAGTATCAATACTATGCGGGATTTGTTCAGCCTTTATAACAACATAAAGAATGAAGGTGTTAAAGCTCCACTTGACGGTTGGCGAGTTGGGAAAGAACAAGTAGTTATCCATCGAGGTTGGCGAAGATTATTTATAATGGATTATTTGCATCGGAACGGAATCAGGAGTTTTCCGAGAGTATGTGTAAGACTATTCAAGTCAATAGACCTATTTAGGAAATATGCACCAACACCAGATGTGAATTTCAGACCTAATTCAATACATGAACTTGCTAAAGACCAGTTTGTCCAGTTAGGGCATAAGGCAACTGATAAATACTGGGTACACGGTTATACAAAGTGGTATGACAGACACTTTAATCACCTGCGAAATGAAAAATTGAAGATACTCGAAATAGGGGTATTCAGAGGTGCTTCTCTTTTACTGTGGAAAGAGGCATTTCCGAAGTCGAAGGTCTATGGTATCGACAAGAATACTGCAATATGGAAAGAGCTGCTTCACGGCAAGAAGGATATTAAAGTCTTTGTCGGCCAGCAGCAGGATAAGAAGTTCCTGAAGGAACAGGTAATACCAAATGCGCCATTTGATATTATCATTGACGATGGCAGTCACTGGCCTAAACAGCAGTTGGCTACATTTGAGGCTTTATGGCCTCATATCAAGTCCGGCGGGTTCTTTGTAATTGAGGACTTGCACGGCAATTACTGGGACAAGATGAAAGGCCAGAATCGCATAATGACAGAACGAATTAAGAAGGTAGTTGATGAAGTTAATGACGGTACAGAGATACGGTCTTTAACTTCATATTACAATATTACTTTTATTGAAAAGGTTTAATGTATGGCAATCACATATCCGGCAGGATGCGACAGCCCTGCACAAAAAACCGAATTTCTTTATGCCTGTCAGGAAATATTAAGACACATACACAATCTTATGAGCTATTGGCTTCACAATGATATAACAATGGGGCAATATAACAATCCGCCTTTAGGTGGAATTAGTGTACCGGCAGAATTGCAGTCGATAGTTAATTCCGCCTTTACATATCTGAAAAATAAGTATCCATATAAGGTAAGATTGACAATGGATGACTGGGATAAATTCATCAAAGAAGATTTTACGCCGAGAACCGACAGGATATGTACCCAGATAAATATTCAAAGACAACTGTTAAAAAATTCAACTATGTACGAAGTAAAACTTAGTAATATGTAATGGCCTATCAGGATTTTACAACTTATACTGAAGTAGATGAAAATAACAAAATAACCGTAGATTCATCTACTAAAGTTTCTTGTGCCGAATTAGACAGGGACGAAACTTCATATTTGTATAAAGATTTCGGAGCAAACCATTTTTCCGGCGATTTCACCCATAAGTTTGAAATGTATATTAGTTCTGACACAACATCTACAGCAGCTTTTGCTACTTGGATGGTTAGTAAAATTGTCGGAGACGCTAAAGATGTAGAAGGGGCAAGTTCGGATTGTGCCAATGTTTTCGGATATAATCTTACCGGCTCTGCGAGAATATTTTTAAGATTAACACAAAATGGTTCAAATACGAGTGATAATGGTGTAGTTTCTTTTAACACATTATATTTTATAACTGTAACCAGAGATGACGATGGCGGTGCTAATAACACTGGTCAATATGTAGCAAGAATCCGAACCGGAAGTCACACGGGTACACTGATAGACACATTAACATTAGATTCTTCTGCTGGTGAGCAGAACGATTTTCGATATTTATATTCAATGGCATCCTTTGACGATGACACTGCGACTGGTGCAAATTCTTATGGTTATAGTCAGAATCTTGATACAGGCGAAGCGTCACCAAGTGTATCTCCATCAATAAGTCCGAGTATCAGCCCGTCAATATCTCCGAGCATTTCGCCATCAGCAAGTCCATCGGCTTCAGCAACGCCGAGTATATCTCCGTCTATATCGCCAAGTATTAGTCCTTCTGCTTCGCCGTCTATTTCGGCTACGCCGTCTATATCTCCAAGTTTAAGCCCAAGTATATCGCCGTCAGCTTCTCCAAGTGCAAGTGCTACTCCGTCAATTAGCCCTTCGGCATCTCCGAGCGTTTCGCCTTCCGCCTCACCTTCTGCTTCGGCAACACCTTCAGTTAGTCCGTCAGTTTCGCCCAGTTTGTCGCCTTCAGCAAGCCCGTCTGTGTCTGCCACTCCGAGTATCTCGCCATCGGTATCGCCAAGTATTAGTCCGTCAGCTTCGCCTTCGGCAAGTGCTACACCATCAGTATCGCCGTCTTTATCGCCAAGCGTCAGCCCATCGGCCTCGCCATCGGCTTCGGCTACTCCGAGTATATCGCCGTCAATATCACCGTCTATTTCTCCTTCTGCGAGTCCATCTGCGAGTGCTACGCCTTCTGTTTCGCCGAGCATCAGCCCAAGTGCTTCCCCATCAGTAAGCCCTTCGGCCAGTGCTACACCGAGTGTATCGCCTTCGATAAGTCCATCTATATCGCCATCAGCAAGTCCATCAATTTCAGCGACTCCGAGTGTTAGCCCGTCTGTTAGCCCCAGTATCAGTCCTTCAGCTTCTCCGAGTGCTTCTACTACGCCATCCGTATCACCGAGTCTATCACCTTCGGCAAGTCCATCGGTATCGGCAACGCCGAGTGCAACTCCGTCCGTAAGCCCAAGTTTAAGTCCATCGGCCTCGCCATCGGCAGGTGTATCTCCGTCAATATCTCCATCGTTAAGCCCATCAGTTTCGCCGTCAGCTTCGCCAAGTGTATCGCCAAGTGCTACTCCGTCTCCGCTAACTGATGCGGAGTTAGATAAAATAATTTCAGACCTTGAAGTGAGGGTATCAGATTTAGAGGTAGAGGTAAGTGATATGAACGCACAACTTATTTCAGATATAACCTATGTTATTAGTAAATTGCCCACGAATAATATTATGGGCAGTAGTGATAAAGACAATCACGACACAACAATAGACACTATAGCCAGTGATTTGATTCTTGTTGATACGGTAGTAGATTCAATCAAGTCCGACCTAATAGTTACTGATACCATTGCAGACTCCATAAAGAGTGACTTAATAGTTACAGATACACAAGTCGATGCCATTAAATCAGACCTGACAACTGTTGACGGGATAGCAGATACGATTAAGAGCGATTTGATAATTACAAACTCTGTTTGTGATACTATAGCTTCAGACCTTGTAATAGTTGCAAGTGATATAGTCGTAATTGAAGGCATGGAACGTACTCAGAATAATGACTGGGGCAGTGGTGGTTCAGGTGGTGGAGTGGATACAGGCGGTTCGAGTGGTGCAAATTCATTCAATGTTACAGGAGGTAATTGTTAATGGCAAAGACACAAAACTTGCTCCTTGCATTTAATGGTGGTGAACTTAGTCCACTTCTCGATACAAGAATAGATACGCAGAAATATCAGGCTGGCTGCCGTACTCTTGAGAATATGATACCTCTGATTCAGGGCGGTGCAACACGGAGGCCAGGTACAGAGTATATCAACGCTGCGATAAGTAATGACCATCCATCTAAACTTGTCAGTTTTGAATATGATGTCGATACTAAATACATTCTTGAATTTGGCGAGCAGAAGATACGATTTTACAAAGACGGTTCACAGCTATATTCAGGCGGAACAGTTTATGAACTGACAACACCTTACCTGTGGGCGGATTTATTTCAACTTAAATTCGAGCATAGTGCCGATGTAATGTATATTACCCATCCGTCCTATGAGCCTCGTATGCTGGCGAGGACAGGAGATACGAGTTGGACTTTAACCTGTGTTACACATAAGAAGGGGCCGTTCTTACCACAGAATCTTGACGAGGATTTGACGATAACTCCGAGCGGAACTGGTTTGTCAGCTAATGTTGATTATTATCTTTTAGGTGATGATTATCGTGGTGTTGCTTACGGTAGTATTTATCTTGCACAATCATTTACCGCTTCAACTGGTTACAGTTGTACAGGTGTAAAACTTAAATTGGTAAGGAATGGTACGCCTGGCACGGTTGCAATTAAATTGTATGCTACGGACGGTAGTTCCAAGCCTACGGGTGCAGCCCTTGCTTCCGGTACTTACGATGGCGATACGTTACCGGCTCACGGTGCAGGTAACTGGGTATCGGTTACGTGGGCATCTCCTTATACGGTAGTTAGCGGAACTAAATATGCTATAGTTGTTAATATTACCGGAGGTAGTACGGCGCAATACGTAGGCTGGCGGTATGATAGTACAGCCGCTTCTTATACTGGCGGTACGTATATTGCTTCTGCCGATTCAGGTGCTTCTTGGACACTTACATCTACTGCCGATTTTATGTTTGAAATGATAGCTTTAGCTGAAGATGTCGGTGAGCCTACTACAGTTACATTGACAGCTTCCTCTGCCTTATTTGATGAAGATATGGCGCCTGCCGGAAGTGCGGCTACTGACGTTTCAAATAATGGTGCATTATTCAGACTTACCCAGTTGGCACAGGACAGAATGACGCAAACATCATTTGTAAGTAATTCAAGTGGTTCAATGCTGGTAGTTTATGCGGGTGATACAATAGATTACGTAACTACTGGAGTATGGAATGGAACTGTCGTAGTCGAAAAAAGCTATGATAATGGTACTACGTGGTCAGCAGTCTGGAGTACCGTATCAGAAAGTAATGCCAACGACAAATCGACTTTTACAGAAGATTTTGAAGATTCCCACTGGCGAGTGCGTATGGAAAATTATGTATCTGGAACGGCTACGGTCAGACTGAAGGCCAGAAGTCGTCTTGTTGATAGATACGTTCAGATACTTACGGTTACATCTTCGACTTCGGCAACGGCGGAAGTTCTTTCTTATGGTTCTAATTCTCATTTAGGCCTGATAAATACCGATGCTACTTGGCGATGGTCGCAAGGTGCTTGGAGTGATTATATGGGCTGGCCTGGCTCAGTCTGTATCTCGAAAGAGGATAGACTATGCTTTGCAGGCTCAACTGAAATGCCTCTAACGGTCTGGGGCAGCAGGGCAGGCGACTATCTGTGCTTCCTTGAGGGAACTAACGATGATGCTGCTGTTACCTTTACCTTGTCAGGTTCAGGTCAGCAGGACAGGATTCTGTGGATGATGCAGAAAGAAGGTCTTGTCTTGGGAACTCTGGGTGGTGAGTTTATGCTGTCGGCTTCAGGTGAGAATGAGGCTATTACTCCTACTAACGTGCAGGCAAAGATTCAGACTACCTACGGCAGTCAGGACATTCAGCCTATTCTGGTAAATGACGCTATCCTATTTGTTCAGCGTGGCGGGCGCAAAGTCAGGGAAATGATGTTCGAGTTCGGCCTGAGTAATTTCAGGGCGGACGACTTAACAGTCTTTTCAGAGCATATTACAGAGAGTGGAATAGTTGACTGGTGCTTCCAGAAAAGTCCCGACCCTATCCTTTGGACAGTATTGGACAATGGCAAAATAGCAATTTTATGTTACGACCGAGCGCAACAGGTAAATTCGTGGGCAAAGGTTATAACAAAGGACAGTTCAGATTAGTAACTTTGAAAGTATAACTTGTTTATCAGGTGATGACCACATTAACGATGTATGGGCGTGTGTAAAGCGTACCATAGACGGCAATGTGGTTCGCTATATCGAACGCTTCAAAAGCAGGGAGTTCGCCGACACTTTGTATGATGCCCACTTTGTGGATTGCGAAGGTTCTGGTAAGCGTTGGCATAATCCTGCGGTGGAAGGGACAGAGGAGACTACAACGACTTATGGGGATTATACAGAATATTATGTTGCAAGAGGAAATTCAACGAATTTAATTTGTAAGGCCACAACGGATTCAGCGATAGATACTACATGGGGAACTAATGGATACTTTATATTTTCAAAAGATGGTACAGATTCAACTTATTGTTATGACTTATTTCAATTAGATGATGGCAGATTGCTTGCTGCTGTTAATGGTGCTGTTAATCTTGTAATGATAGATGAAAATGGTGATTTAGATACGACATGGGGAACTAATGGATACTATATAAGTGCTTTATTGACAGGGTATTTTTCAAAAATACTTCAGGATTCTGATGGAAATTTTCATGTCTTTGGTGGAAATAGCGGAAGAGTATATGAAAAAATAAGTTCTACTGGTACTTATGTTACTGGATTAAATGGTACTAATAAAGAATGTCTTAGTGCTTATTATGATGCTGTTTGGGCTGATGATGATAAGACGAGAATTATTGCTGTGGGTATATATAGTCAGATAGGGCAGATATGGGAAGATTACTGTCTTGCTAATATAACTGCAATAGACCCTTCTGTCGGAACTCTTGATACTACATGGACTGGCAATTTGACTTATGCCGGATGTGCTTTGTTGGCGGGCACAGGAAAAAATGTGGGTGGAATAGTAAAATCTTCTGATGACAATTTTATTACTCAGCATACTTATACAGAAACTACTTATTACACATTATCAAAAATGTTATCTGATGGTTCTGCACTTGATACTTCATGGGGCACGAGCGGTCAGGCTAAATCTGGTTGGCCTTCAAGTTTTCACAATAATGGACATTTAGCTTTAAGGATTGATGAAGATGACAATATTTATACCTTAACGAGAAAATATGTTGATGGTGTTCAAGATTCTTTAACAGATGTAGTAAAAATATTTGATTCAAGTGGAACACAAACAAGTTCTCTGGAATTATCAGTTGGTAATGATGGAGATGTATATCATTGTATAAGAGTAATTGATGATTACATCTATTTTGGAACAAAGGGCACTGACGGTGCAAATTATGATGTAGAAAAATGGACAAGTGGATTAGTGTATGAAAGTGGATTTGATGCTACTGGCGATTCTACTGTTCTTGTCCTTGAAATTATTCCCGATGAAATTACCCGAACCGTAACAATCACTACTACCGGCGTAGGCGGCCAAGACGAAAGTTGGGGAGATATTCCTACAGGCTATTCGCAGTTAGAAGGTGAAACAGTCAACATCCTTGCCGATGGAATTAAACAGCCTCAGCAAGTTGTTACCGGTGGAATAATTGACGAAACCGCCTTCCCACTGGCAACGTATAAGATAGTCGGCCTTCCGGTAACGTATAAACTTATGCCTATGGAAATGAATTACGGTGATTTAGCTTTCATCTTGCAGAAGAATATCTACGAACTCGTCCTGAACTTATATAGAAGTCTTGACGGACGGTACGGTGCTTTGGAGACTGATGTTGACAGGATTAACTATGTTTATGGCAATTACAACGCCAGTCCTACACTATTTACCGGAGAGGTTGAACTGCCGTTCAAGAGCCAGTGGGACAATAAAGGCGATATAATTATCTGGGACGATAGCCCCCTGCCGATGACGATACTTTCAATGGCGATAAGAATGGATATGGAGAACGACTAAGTGTCTGAATTTGACTCTATAACTCGAATAGCAGGTGATACAGAAGCAGATGAAGTCTGGTGCTGTGTTAAGCGGACTATTAACGGTTCGACTGTCCGGTACATCGAGCGTTTTCACGCACGGGCGTTTGATACTATTGATGACGCTTACTTCGTGGATTGTGCTACAACTGCCGCAGGCGGACTATCGCATTTGGAAGGTGAGACGGTCAATGTTCTTGCCGATGGTGTAGTTCAGCCCCAGCAGACAGTATCAAGCGGCTCGGTGGCGACTACAGCGTTTCCTACGGCAACTACACAGGCGATAGGACTGCCGATAACCTATAAGTTAAAGCCGATGAAACTAAATCTTAACGATATGGCTTTCATAACGACTAAGAGAGTTATTCAGGTTATATTGAGTCTTTACAGGTCTGTAGGCGGTAAGGTAGGCAGGGACGAAAGTCATTTGGATAATATAAACTACGAACTGTCGAACTACGATACGGGAACGGCACTATTTACAGGAACGAAAGAACTGCCGTTTGAAGGTTCTTACGACAAGGACGGTGATATTCTTATTCAGGATGATAGTCCGTTGCCGATGACTGTCAGGGCAGTAGGTGTAAAGCTGGAGGTCAATAATGATTAGTTTAAGACCCTGCACGATAGAAGATTTGAGGATTATAAAGGCTAATCCTGTCGATGAGGCCGTATCTAAATATCCTGATTTCGCACCGGACGATAATTCTTTTACTGCTGTCTGGGAAAGTAAGATTATAGGTTGTGGCGGTATCAAGGTTCTGTGGACTGGAGTAGGTGAATTGTGGATAATGCTGGCTAAAGAAATTGAAAACAATGGTATGCTTGTCAGGATTAAAACTATTGATATTATAAAAGACAAGATAAATGATTATATAAATA